CAGGAATTACAGGATGATGTTAAACAAGAAGATTGCCGTCAAGCTATCTGTCCAAGATTATGCTAGATTAATAGCCTTCAATCATGGCAAAAATTTGGCCATTCAACTAGAGCCCTTGGTTGAAATCTACGCTAATGAGCGATCAATTGGCAACAAATTTGGCCTTGCGATCAGGCGCGACTTAACTGATGGATTTATCTTCGCTACCAGCGATTATGCTAAGGACGAATCCACCAAAGTCGTTAGAAACTTGCCAATTGATTTTGAATTCCTTGATGAGGAAGAATTCATCGATGTCTTCAAACAAAAAGAAAAATTTGGAGGAGTCTATGACAGGACCTACAGTGCTATTTGATTCCAGGATGCTTAGTAACCTTAAAAAACTTTGATCCACACCAGGACAAAAAACGAAATGAGCTTTTTACTAACTTTCAAGAAGATCAATGACCTATTTCCAAGATACCTTGCGACTGAAGAGGAGGATAAACAATTAGAGCCTAAGAAGCCAGGATTAGTTTTCCCTTATAACTTCATCCAGGAAGATCCTTCTTACCAAGAGTATAAGTTCTCCCCTTTTAAGACTCCTGGAAGACTATTTGAACCGCTGATTCGAATCCCTATCAATGTCGTCAATCTGTTATCTGAAAACAAAGTAATGGCCCATTGGAACTATTATCAAAAAAGCTCTGCTTCGTCTTTTGTCGGGGCAATCAAAGCACCTTTGGACCGTTCTAAAATGGTTAAGCTTGACGATTTCCATTTAGTTCTCCTTGAAGACTTATTCAATGATGTTAAACCAGCTGATTCCTTTACTCCTAATGTTTCCCTTGCAACCATGCTTGCTGATATTGAGATCTCTGCTGTTGCAAACATTTGTGGCAAGATTATGACGGATATTTCAAGTCCAATTGAACCTGATAATTTGGATACAAAAAAATGGTACTCACTTGCTCTTTTCTTTAGAGGCCTTAATGTTCGGATTGCTAGCTTGACAAAAAAGATAGCGAATATGAATGTCTCTCTTAATGACGTAATTAACGACCATTACCTGCCGAAAGAGTATGAGGAATATGGAATCACCTCAACTCTCAAGCCTCACTTGTTTGGAGTTTTAGAGCTTTCGATTAAGACAGCTAATCACTCTTACTTGATTGTGTGGTCTCAGGATTATTTGTATTTTTCCTCAGAGGATTTCTGGGTCATTGACCGATCTAATCGTCTCAACCATATGATTTCGATTGTTGAAACGTCATTAGCTACAAGTTTTTTGGAAACGCGGCTACCGCAATTTTCTCCTGCTTTGAAGTTTATCAGGAACTTGATGTTTGATCAGCGATTCTCTTATGATCAAAAATGCTCATTTTCAGCATCATTTGAGCCACTCTGTTTGCAATTGACAGATCTTGATTCTATCCATAGCAAATCCAGTGTACTGCCGCTTATTGATACTCTCACTGGGCTACTAGAAGTTGAAGGGATTCAAATTCTTAATGAGGATTTACTCGAAGCTATGAACCGATCTGTCATTGTCAAAGAAATGTTAGAGATCATTGATTCTATTGATGTTGAATCTAGACCAATGGTTGGATCGCTTCACAAGAATTCTTTGTACAAGATAGATTCTATTGATGCAGGGTTGAACAAGTACCACGCGAGGACCAGTCGTGATTGGAAGATAACCGAGGAAAGTAAACTTAAGTTAAAGTGCATGTTCAGGAAAAAGTTCATCTTTGGTTATTTAAACCGATACAAAAAATTGCCACCTATTGAGTGCACAAACGACGTTGCTCGACATGTTGTTGATGAGCTTTCCCAGTACCTCTCATTGGGAAATCATCACCTTCAGC